TCGTAAAATCTATTTTGATCCATCCCTGGGCAGACCTACTTCGATGTTCGTTCCGGCGGAGGATTTTGTCGTTTCGTACAATGAGGCCGATCTGGCGCAGGCGGAGCGGTACACTCATGTAATGAATAGGAGCACAAATCAAATCAGGAAGCTTCAGGTAAGCGGGTTCTACCGTGATGTCGAACTAACGCCCTCCCATATCGAAGAAGACATAGTAACAGATAAATATTTAGATATTGGAGGCGTGAAGCCGTCCTGGGACAAGGACGAGCGGCACCAGCTTCTCGAAATGCACGTTGATCTGGATCTGCCTGGATTTGAGGACGGCGACGGTGTTGCCCTCCCGTATGTCATTACGATAGAGAAGGGAAATAGCACTATATTGTCGATTTACAGGAACTGGGCCGAAGACGATCCACATCGAATAAAAAAACAACACTTCGTACATTATGGATACGTTCCTGGGATCGGGTTTTACAATCTTGGATTGATCCATATGATCGGCGGGTTAGCAAAATCTGCCACGAGCCTGCTGCGCCAACTCGTTGACGCGGGCACCCTATCGAATTTGCCTGGCGGTCTTAAAACCCGTGGGTTGAGAATCAAGGGTGATGATACGCCCATTATGCCGGGAGAATTCAGAGACGTTGATGTACCGGGAGGGGCGATTCGTGACAACATCACTTTCCTTCCTTACAAGGAACCTTCTTCGGTTCTTTACCAATTACTGGGCAACATTGTGGAAGAAGGACGCAGATTCGCGTCCATGGCCGATATGAAAATAGCGGACATGAATCAAGAGGCTCCCGTTGGAACCACTCTTGCGATCATGGAGCGGGCCATGAAGGTCCAGTCTGCGATTCAGGCGAGAATTCATGCAAGCCTGAAGCAAGAATATAAAATTTTGTCTGAAATTATTAGAGATTATACTGATCCGGCGTATCCGTATGAAACCGAGGCCGGAGAGGAGATTAAAGTTGAAGATTTTGATGATCGTATTGATGTTGTGCCTGTGTCGGACCCCAATGCGTCCAGCATGGCACAACGGATCATGCAATACCAAGCCGCCCTGCAACTAGCAGCTCAGGCACCAAATCTTTATGACATGCCTCTTCTGCACAGGCAGATGATGGAATTGATTGGTATTCCGAATGCCGACAAGGTTGTTCCCGATACGGATGATGTACCTCCGAAAGATCCTGTTAGCGAAAATCAGGATATACTTACGATGTCACCTGTTAAGGCATATGAATACCAGGATCACGATGCTCACATGCGTGTCCACATGGTATTGAAAAGTGATCCGCAGATGGCGCAGGAAGTTCAGAATAGTCCTGCTGGCGGTGCGGTTATGGGTGCACTTGATGCACATGTCAGGGAGCATCTGGCCTTCATCTTCCGTAGACAGATAGAAGAAGAGTTGGGTGTTCCGTTGCCTCCGGTCGATCAGCCGCTACCCGAAGATGTCGAGAAGAGGCTCAGTACCCTGGTTGCCGAAGCCGCCGATCAGATGACTGGCAAGAAGCAGCAACAGCAACAGGCACAGCAACAGGCCGAGCAGCAGCAAGATCCGATTATCCAGCAGCGGGAACGCGAGCTTGGAATTCGGGAGTCCGAAGTTCAGCGGAAGCAGCAAGCCGACGAGGCCAAGCAGCAGATTGAACAGCAGAAGATGGCGGCGGATCAACAGCAGGATGCGGCGGAACTTGAGTTGGAACGTGAGAAACTTGCCCTGGATGAGACGGAACTGATGATTAAAACTCAGATAGACCGCGAACAGTTCGAGGCATTGCAGGAAGCGGAGGGCTATAAGCACGAGGTGGACCAGAAGGAACGTAAAGCCGACCGTGAAGACAAAAGGGGTAAGGAATTCTTAGAACAACAGGAACGTGAGGCTGATCGTGAGGCAGATGGATATAAGACAGCCTTGGATTTAGAGCAAAGAGAAAGGGACAGGAAGTCTAAGGGTGAGTGAAGGCGTCTTACCCCTCCTTCGTAAGAAGTTCAGGGAGCAGATGAATGAGCTTGCTGATCATCTGGCGTTAGGTTCTGCTAAAGACATAGAAGAATACCGCAAAGTGTGCGGCATGATAGAAGGTCTTGCTTGGGCCGAGCGTGAGGTTATTGATATGCAGGAAAGACTTAGAGATGGCTAAAAAGAAAAATTAACACACTCAATTAGAGTGCAACTTAACGAGAGGTCTTAATGGCTACACTCGCACAAGAAGTAGAAAAACAGTTAATGGAATCAGATGTTTCCGCAGAAGAAGAGTCTCCGCGCCTTGCTAGTCAGTTACCGGAGCCAAAGGGATACAAAATCCTTATTGCACTACCCGAAATTGATGAAACCACGGAAGGTGGGATCGTAAAATCGGCGCAGACTCAGCATGAAGAGTCGATTGCCACTGTTGTGGGCTGGGTGGTGTCTATGGGATCTGATTGCTATTCCGAGTTTACCCGATTTCCCAGTGGGCCATATTGTCAGGTGGGTGATTTTGTTGTTTTTCGAGCCTTCAGTGGTACTAGACTGAAAATTCGTGGTAAAGAGTTCCGTTTAATCAATGATGACACTGTAGAGGCGGTCGTAGAAGACCCCAGAGGCGTGGAAAGGGCCTAAAATGAGTGAAGAAACCGGAAGAATGACCGAAGAAGACAAGTTTTTAGGTGTTAGAACCACTATTGAGCCTCCTGCGGAGACCCAAACTAGTTCTGAAGTGGATGAGATTGAGGTTGATGTCATTGATGATCGACCAATGGAGGACAAAAGGGACTCTGGTGCCTCAGATGACGACCCTGAGCTTAAACAATACGGCCAAAAGGTCCAAAAACGCATCAAAAAGCTGAAATACGACTACCATGAGGAGCGAAGGGCCAAAGAAGAGTCGCATAGGCTTGCAAATGAGGCTGTTAACTACACTCAATCACTTCAAACCGAAAATCAGAGGCTGATTAGGCTTGTTCAGGACTCTCAGACCGCTTTAACGGAGCAAACCAAGCATAGAGCAAGTGCATCTATGTCTATTGCCGAAGAAAACTTCAAAAAGGCCCATGAATCGGGTGATTCGGAGAGAATTGCCAGTGCACAGAAGGATTTGACCAATGCACAGCTTGCACAGGCGTATGCACCCTCTGTTTCGCAGAAGATTATAGATAATTGGAAGCGTAGTGTGCTTGCAGAGGATCAAGAGTTGGCTGCACAACAACAACACGCTCCTCCTCCTCCCCCCGAACCCGATGCCAAGGCTGTAGAGTGGCAAAAAGACAATCCGTGGTTCGGTAATGATAAGGAGATGACTAGTCTTGCATATGGTGTACATGAGAGACTTGTTAGAGAAGAAGGTGTTGACCCAGACACGGACGAATATTATCAATTGATTGATCAACGTATGAAAGAGATCTTTCCTACGCACTTCAGTGGAGATAGCGGCAGGCTCGTTGTCGAAACTGCCCGCCGAAAGGTGAATCCGGTTGTAGCACCTGCATCAAGAAATAATGGTGCTATTCCGCGCAAGGTTACACTAACTCAGACCCAGGTACGACTCGCGAAACGCCTGGGACTTACGCCGCAACAATATGCGGTACAGCTAATGAAGGAGATGTCCTGATGGCTGAAAAACGCGCACCACGGAAACCCAGAGCAGTCGAGACCCGTGAAGACGAGACTCGTGACCAGCCCTGGGAACCTGCGTCCATACTCCCTGATCCCATTCCGCAAGAAGGATGGGTGTTTCGATGGATACGAACATCTATGATCGGTAATGCCGATAATACAAATGTTTCCAAAAAGTTTCGTGAAGGTTGGGAACCAGTTCGTGCCGAAGACCATCCAGAACTTCATATTACGAGCGATCATAAGTCAGAATGGGGTGCCAAGGGCAACATTGAAGTCGGTGGGCTTTTGCTCTGTAAATCGCCAGAAGAAACGGTTGCTAAAAGACGGGAGTATTATCACCGTCATGCACAGTCACAGATGCAAGCCGTCGATAACAATTATATGCGTGAGAACGATCCTCGGATGCCTGTTCTCCCGCCAGACCGTAAAACTCGTGTGGCATTTGGTGGTGGAAACCGCTAAATGTCACCTCATTTCTAAACAGGTTAGAGAATCATGGCTTCATCAGCTTCACCGTATGGAGCGAGACCGATTGGCACATTAAGTGCCTCCGGTTCGTGGACCAGTAAGGTAAGGCATCTACCGATTGCCAGCACTTACGGGACCGCCATTTTTAACGGTGACTTCGTTACAGTTCATACAGATGGTACCATTACTAAAGACACTGGTACTGCTGCATTGAACTCTGTTGGAATCTTTGTGGGTTGTTCTTATACACCTAGCACAACAAGTCAGAAGACGTTTAACACGCAGTGGCCTGCGAGTACAACGGCAACTGATGCGATGGCTTATGTAGTTGACGACCCGCAGGTTGTATTCCAGATGCAAGGTGACGAAGCCGTCAACACTACAGACCGTGGATTGAACGCGGGTGTGGTGCAGACGGCTGGTAGCACCTCTATCGGTAAATCCAAAAATGCTTTGGATGCAAGCACACCAGCTACAACGCTGACGCTTCCACTTCGTATCATCGACTTTGTTGATGGTCCAATGAGTAAGCAGCCAGTTGGGACAACAGCTAGTGATTCGTATCCAGACGTTGTTTGTATTTGGAATTGGCCGTCTAGTGTGACGGTTTCTCCACATCAATATCGACGAGCCACTGGGCAATAGGAGAAACTGACTAATGGCTATATCACGCGCACAACTTCTCAAGGAACTGCTTCCTGGACTTAACGCGCTCTTCGGGATGGAATATGCTCGCTACGATGCGGAGCATAGTGAAATCTATGAGCAGGAAAGTTCGGATCGGTCATTTGAAGAAGAAGTGAAGCTTTCGGGCTTCGACGCTGCCCCCGTCAAGGACGAGGGATCAGCGATTTCGTATGACGCTGCACAGGAGAGCTTCACCGCTCGCTACAATCACGAGACAATCGCCATGGGCTTTGCTATTACGGAAGAAGCCATGGAGGATAATCTCTACGATTCCCTGTCAGGTCGTTATACGAAGGCTTTGGCTCGCGCCATGGCCCATACCAAGCAGGTTAAAGCTGTTGTTCCTTTGAACAACGGATTTACTGCCGCTTATCAGAGCGGCGATGGTGTAAACCTTTTCACGGCATCAGGTGATGGCGTAACTGGCGGTGATGGTCACCCACTCGTTTCGGGTGGTAAGAACTCAAACCGTCCAGCCACTGCCGTTGACTTCAATGAGACTTCTCTTGAGGCTGCCGTTATCCAGATTGGCAAATGGACAGATGAGCGTGGTCTATTGATCGCTGCTCGTCCCCAGAAGCTTGTCATCCCGCCAGACTTGCAGTTTGTGGCGACACGGGTGATGAAATCTGATCTTAGACCTTCGACTGCGGACAACGATATCAACGCGGTGCGTTCGATGGGTGTTGTTCCTGGTGGCACGATTGTGAATCACTATCTGACTGATACGGATGCGTGGTTCCTTCTCAGTGACATTCCGAATGGTCTGAAGCACTTTAATCGCGTTTCTCTTGAAACGAGCATGGACGGTGACTTTGATACCGGAAATGTTCGCTATAAGGCTCGTGAGCGGTACAGTTTCGGCATTTCAGATCCATTAGGGATCTGGGGATCACCCGGAGCGTAGTGAATAAGGGGGTGGGGACGGCTCTATGTTTGGACCGTTCCCACCCTTTTTGTTTTTCCTGACTATCAAACGATTGATAGACACTAGCCAAGACAGGAGAAATCATGGCTAACACAACTTTTTCAGGTCCAGTACGGTCGGAAAATGGATTCCAATCCATTGATAAGAGCAGTTCAACGGGTGCCTACACTACTAGAGTTGTTCTAGGTAAGGGTATCGGACACGCTTCAGGCGTTACAGTCAACACAACGGCAGGCGATAGCGGAGCTATCGGTGAGTTTACTCAGCCAGCTAACACTGTTATTACCGCAATCAAAATTGTATGTATCACTGCTCCGGTTATCGGTTCGGGAGATATTGGGTTTGAGGTTGGAACATCAAGTTCCGGTGCCCAGATTGTTGCGGCAATCACCGATCAAATTCTAGATGGTGGAACGACAGTTGTAGTGGGTAATGTCGTAGGTTGCACACTGGTAGCCACAACGGAGAGTACTACTACGGCTCCCGTGTCGGCTCAATATACCGCTTCTGAGCGGACAGTTTACTGCAATATCACGAATACCGTAGATGCTACTACTGCGGGATCGTTCACGTTCATTATCGAATATGCGCCAATTGCATCGCTGTCGTAATGTTTAACTGAGATAAGGCCACCCATCTAAGGGTGGGTGGTCATATTTCCTATTGTGAGCGGGACTAGGAGTCCTGTCCTCGCGGGGAGAATAAGATGGCTGACGCAGTAACGTCCCAAACGATCCAAGACGGTGACCGAATTGCCGTTATGAAGTTCACCAATATCTCCGATGGTAGTGGTGAAGCCGCAGTTAAGAAGGTCGATGTATCCGCCCTCCAAACTGAATCCGGCACCGGAAAATCATGCGCTGGTGTAACAATCCAGCAGATGTGGTATGACTGCTCCGGTATGACTGTAGATATTCTATGGGACGCCAGCACGGATGTTATCTGCTGGACTCTCAGCGGGTATGGCTTCTATGACTTCCGCCAAGCTGGCCCACTTACCAATAATTCAGGGTCGGGCAAGACTGGGGATGTCATGTTCACTACTACGGGCCATTCAAGTGGTGACCGTTATACGGTTATGGTGGCTCTGAGGAAGAGCTACTAATGGCTGAGAAGAAGGTGGATAGTGCTCCCGAGTACAATGAAATTGCCAAGAAGAAGGCAGACGCCGATCATAACTGGGGATACTACAGTAAGTTGGTAGAAAACTATCCTGGTTATGAGGAGGAGGTAGGACATACAAGCCATATTGCTAAAGAGTATCCTAATTGGAGGGCTTTTTAGTGGCTACTTCAGGAACTGCTACATTCAATCTTGAAATTGCAGAGGTTATTGAAGAAGCATTCGAGAGATGTGGCCTTCAGTCCAAAACGGGCTATGACATTGAAACGGCTCGTCGTTCTCTGAATCTAATGAGTCTTGAGTGGGCTAACCGTGGACTCAACTTCTGGTGCGTAGAACAAGGAACTGCTAGTACAGTTGCCAGCACTTCTACAGTCACGCTGCCAGCAGATACAGTTGATCTTATTGAGCATTGGATTCGTGAAGGGACGGGTACATCACAGAATGATCAGCCCCTTTCACGATTTAGTGTATCTCAATACTCGTCTATTCCCAGCAAGCTTACCGAAGGGCGTCCTGTAAATATTTATATTGATAAGCAGGGTGCTGCTCCGGTCGCGTATCTATGGCCGACACCGGACAAGGTGTACACGTTTGGATATCAGCGTATTAGGCGAATTGAGGATACAGGATCAGTAGGATCTACTAATCCCGATGTTCCTGCCCGCTTTCTTCCTGCATTGGTTTCTGGATTGGCATATCGTATTTCACAGAAATACCCGGAAGCTTTTGTAAGATCTCCTGAACTTAAAGCCGAATATGAGTTTCAATGGCAACTGGCAGAACAGGAAGATCGTGATAGAGCTTCTGTGCACTTTGTACCAGGAGGTTATTCCTGATGGCTCGTTATGCTAATGGGAAGTATGCCTTCGGGTTCTGTGATCGTACTGGGTTCAGGTATAAGATCAAAGATCTCGTACCACAGATTAAGGCTGGTCGTATGACGGGTCTTATGGTTGGCAGGGATATGCTAGACAAAGATCAACCACAAAACTTTTTAGGTAGGCTTGGTGATTATACTGACCCGGAAGCTCTTAGAAATGCTCGACCTGATATTGCACAGGATACAAGTAGAGAATTATTTGCGTTTGATCCCGTAGGAAACGGAGGCGCAGGTGGGGGAGGCAACCTTATAGCACATGGACAGGTTGGTATCGTAAAGGTGACTACATGACCTACGCTGAACTAACTGCCGCTATCAAGGATTACACGAACAACACTGAAACAGCTTTTGTTGCGGCGATTCCTACATTTATAAAGCAAGCCGAACAGCGTATATACCGTTCGGTTAATCTGCCTGTAAACCGTAAGAATGTGGCGGGTACAATGACGGATGGAAATCAGTATTTAACTATGCCCACTGACTTTCTGCTTCCGCTATCATTGTCGATTACAAGTTCCAGCAATCAGATATTCCTTCTGAATAAGGACTCTAACTTTGTTAGATCGACGTATCCAAATGTATCTACTAAGGGTACGCCGAAGTATTATGCGACTTTTGCCAACGATACGTTCATTATCGGGCCTACGCCTGATGCGAACTATGTGACTGAGCTTCACTACTACTATCAGCCAGCTTCAATCGTTGATACGAGTCCTTCGTGGTTGGGTACTAATGCAGATACGGTCCTCCTTTATGGCTCCCTGGTAGAAGCGTATACCTATATGAAAGGTGATGCGGACATGATGCAGTTGTACCAGCAGAGGTATCAGGAAGCATTGGATCTCCTGAAGTTACAGGCCGAGGGACGCATGACGGGTGATGAATATCGTGATGGCACGATAAGGGTGGCTGTGTCCTAAT